AGATTCTACTTTGGCTTTCACAGGTAGTATCAATAGAATTAATTCTACTAAATTCTTTACGGGATCTGTTAACATGACCTCTGATATAAACTATGATACTAACTTCTCTGCCTCTTACAAGAGCAACACGAAGTTACGTAAAGTATTTATATCTACTGACTCCCTTTCAGGATTTGATCCACTAGGAGTTAGAGCATTTACAGTAACAGGAACTAATATCAATGATACATTCCAGCAGTTTACGTCTTATGACTTAACTAATAACAGAATCGTATTTATTGTATCTGGTTCTACTACAATATCTAACGTAAAGGTAAACTACCACAAACAACCTACTGACCTTACTAGAGGTGACTTCGAAGAGGGCAAAACTCAAGCAGGAGGTAACAAAGAGGATTTACCAATTCCAGAAATCAATTTGGAAATGCGCTCTGAGGCCATCACGTCTAAAACACGTAAGCTAAAAGCTAAATGGACACCAGAATTCGCGCAGGATCTTAACGCATATCACTCTATTGACGCAGAAGCTGAATTAACTTCTATGCTTTCTGAATATATTTCTCAGGAAATTGATTTGGAAATTCTAGATATGTTAGTATCAGAAGCTCAAACAGTAGAAAGATGGTCTGCTAAGATTGGATTTGCTTACGACCCTGGTTCAGCTACGTTCTCAAACGCGGCAACAACTGGTCAATTCTACAATCAAGGCACTTGGTTCCAAACAATCGGAACTAAAATGCAGAAGGTATCCAACGAAATTCACCGATTAACCATGAGAGGTGGTGCTAACTTTATTGTTACATCTCCAACTATTGCTACTATCCTAGAATCAATCCCAGGATATGCGGCCGACACTAATGGTGATCAAGCTAAATTTGCAATGGGTGTACAGAAAGTAGGTTTGTTAAATAGCAGATTTACTGTATACAAGAATCCATATATGACCGAGAACTTATTGTTAATGGGCTATAGAGGCGCTCAATTCCTAGAAACAGGAGCTGTTTACGCACCATACATTCCGTTAATTATGACTCCTCTAGTATATGATCCAGAGAACTTCACTCCAAGAAAAGGTATCATGACGAGGTATGCCAAGAAAATGGTTCGTCCTGAATACTACGGAAAGATTTATGTTCATGGATTAGATTCTTTATAATAATAAAGTGTTCATAATTTATTGATATACTGGCGAGGCTTCAAAAAAGCCTCGCCTTTTTTATTTAAACTAAAATAATATGAAAGCAAAATTTACAATGACCTGCATAGCAGGCACCTATGAAGCAGACACCTTTTTCTCTTTAGTAATTGAAGTACTTAAGCATCGCTTTTGGCATTTATGTAAACATGGGAAGTGGATGGACTAATTGGATATATAATAATCCTTAACTAAACTTAATCCGTATCTACTTTGTTTTAAAAAATAAAAAGCATGACAAACGTAAGCAGAAAAATTAAAGATTTAAAAAAGATTGATGACAAAATTAATGATTTAGAAAAAGCATTGATAGAAAATCCAGACAAGGAGGCTTATATAAATCAAAAATTAACTCTATTATCAAATGAGAAGGCATCTCTCGAAAATTTTTTATCTAACATTAAGTATTTGTACCTTCATAAAACCATTGATGACCCTTATATAAAATTAAAAAGATCTCCTGCTGTAAAAAAAGGTGAGACTTATATCAGCAAATACTAAATTGTAAAACGTATTTATTATAAAAACTACATGGCGGAAAACACAGAAAAGAGGTTGCCGAAGAATCCGGTAAAATTTGATATTCAATTATCGAACGACCAAAAAGAAGCTAAAGACAAGATATTAATGCACCCCGTTAATTTTGTCTTAGGGAAGCCCGGAAGTGGTAAAACACTACTTGCAACTCAGATAGCTCTCGATAAGTTTTTTAGAAGAGAAATAAATAAGATAGTCATTACTCGACCGATGGTTGCTACCGAAGAAATGGGATTTTTGCCCGGAACATTTGAGGAGAAATTAGAGCCTTGGATAGTCCCTATAAAAGACAACATATCTAAAGCATACGCAAAGCAATCGGCAGTAGAAAGATTATACAGCGACAAATCAGTTGAACTCGTATCTTTAGCTCACTTTAGAGGTAGAACTTTTGACGACGCTATTTGTATTATAGATGAATTCCAGAACTTAACAAGAGAACAACTTTCCATGTGTATAAGCCGACTAGGTAAAAACACAATCATGATATTTACAGGAGACGAGAATCAGATAGACTTAAAAAATAAAGAGCAATCTGCAATTAAGTTAGTACCCATAGTTGACCAAAGTAAATATGTCAATTGTGTAAGACTATCTACTAATCACAGACACGAAGCATTAGACGATATATTCAAGTATTTATATCCTAACTCACTGTAGTTTATGACAATTAAGTTTTATATTGGATACTACCCGGAATTTCATGCCAGCGGAGAGAACTTCGCTGGCACTGAATGGGCCTTACGCAACCTTGCAGAGGCTTTTGCATCATTAGGCCACGCAGTATTCATTACGGGAGAGATAGTGCAGGAGAACGCTTTAAATGGCGTTATTTACACAAAGGACTACAATGTACAGTCGGATATTCTAATTGCTCTAAATTATACTCACTACATAGATTTAATATCAGAGGATAGTTACGGTAAATCTTATTTTTGGATACATAACACAGACCCCTTCTTCTATAATTACTATAAGGGAGAAAATGTTCCAAGTTTACAAGATAGAGTATTTAGCCACCCTAAGTTCAAAAGTGTTATTTGTGTATCTAAATACCATAAAGAAGAATTTGAGAAACGTTTTTTTGGCGTACCTTCTATCATGTTATACAATGCAGTAAAACGTATAGATGTGCCAAGAATAAATAAATCAAGGATTAAAGATTCTTACATTTATATATCACATGCAGAAAGAGGATTATCGGAAATTTTAATGCATTGGAGACAAGTTTTATATCATAGACAGGAATCATCTTTATACATAGTAACACCAAAATACGGAGAGGAATACTATGAAAAGCATTTCTCTCATGTTACAAGCACTTATAAAAATGTATATTATCATGGCTCTATGAGTAAAGATGATTTGATATCTTTTGCAAGTACTAAACATTATTGGTTATATCCTTCAAATTATGATGAAACATTTTGTGTGGCTGCTGTTGAAATGCAAATGTTAGGATTGATTCCTATAACGAGATTTAGAGCGGCATTGAAAGAAACTGTATTTCATTGTATTGAGTTTGATTCATGGTTATCATCTATATCATCTAATAGCCAATTTAAAATACTTCCTAATGGTAATACAACTAAATATAATATAACTGATTTTTTTGATCCTGTAAAGATTGCCAAAGAATTTTTAAATATTAATGTCATGGAAAATAAATTAAGAATAGATGCTGTCTATGTGATTACTTTTGATGTATCTGATGAAGCTATTATGAGATACACTGCGGAATTTAATAAGCTAGGTATTATACCGGGTCAGTTTCATTTGTTTAAGGCTGTAGATGGTAGAAATCCTAAAGTAGATTTTGATTGGTCTTTGTATAAGGATTGGAAAATAGATAATCATAGTAATTCATATTATAACCGGGATATATTACCTGGGGAAATTGGATGTGCTTTATCTCATGTATCTATATGGAAAGATGCTAAAAAGAAAAATTATGATTCTATTTTAATTTTAGAAGATGATTTTAAAGTAGATGGAGAGTTCCCCGCTGAAAAAATTGACTTAGATGATTGGGGCCTTTTGTATCTCGGTAGGCAAAAATTAGGAGAAGATTCAGACATACCAAATCCTTTAAACGTTCCTCCCCCGGGATATTCTCAGTATCTTGATCTTGATAGGCAAAAATCGGCGGGGAATCATGAAATACAAAACTCCATATATACATCTCCAGGATACTCATGGCTATCTCATGCCTACATGTTATCAAAATTAGGCATAGAAAGAATACTAGAACAGAACTTTGAAAAATACATCTTACCCGTAGATGACTTCTTAGCATGTACATATTCAGATAACGCAGAAAGAAAAGACTTATTCTTTATATGGCAAGACATGAATGCATATAGTTTAAAAGAATGTATAGTAAGTCAAACAAGTAATGCAAAAACAAGTAAAACATCTAGTAACTCATTTGCATCTAACATCTATCTAACAAAAGATGTAGATAAATGGTCATCCATGTATATCAATCCTGCATTAAAGAATAAAGAATATGATTTAATTGTAGATGAACCTATACCTGATGTCTTACATTTACATGCATTTAAAAAAGAATTTTGTAATGAAGTTATAAGATTAGCAGAAGAATGTGGAAAATGGACAAAAGATAGACATTATTATTATCCAACGCATGACATGTTAATCAATGAATTTCAATTACATGATGCTTATGACATGTTTTTAAATACTTACATATATCCCCTCGTAAAATCTAATTTTGTACTTACCGGAGAAAAATGGAAGAAATTTAGCTCTGAAAACTTTATTATAAAATATACACCGGAAAATCAAGGTCACTTATCTCTACACCATGATGATTCTGCATTTTCTACCGTACTTACTTTGAATGATGAATACGAAGGAGGAGGTACATGGTTTTCAAAACAAAAGAAATTAGTTAAAGGAGAGACGGGTGAATTAACAATACATCCGGGACAGATAACACATAGACATGGTGCAAGACCTGTAATTTCCGGTGTTAGGTATGTTCTTGTATCCTTTATAAGACAAGTATATTAAAAAGTGAAATAAAAGACTTTTTTAATACTATTTATTGTAAACAGCAGATGGCAGTTCACATACCTATTTGGCCCGGAAGTGGTAGCGCAGTATCTGGATCTACGCCTTTCGGAATATTTGATAAAGATACCAATTTCCAAAAGGACGCCCCTAAAGTAGCCGTATGGTGCGCTAGAAGACTAGGTTATCCTCTTAGCGACGTGGAATTACAAGATATAAACTTCTATACCGCTTTTGAAGAGTCAATATCCGAATATAGCAATCAAGTTAATGCCCATTCTGCTAAGGACAATATACTAGGATTAATGGGATTCAATACCGGTTCCCTTAGATTAGAAAAAGAATTAGTTACCAATTCAATAGCAGGTGTCTTAGAAATATCTGCGGAATACGGTACAGAGATTGGAGTAGGAGGCAGAACTACCTATTATACAGGATCTATATTGGTAAAAGAAGGAAAACAAGTATATAGCTTACTAGACCCTACTAGAGTTTCATTAGAGTCCGGTAATCCTGCTACAGACAAGTTCGTAATAAGAAAAATGTTTCACGATGCTCCACCTGCTATTGTAAAATATTTTGACCCCTTCGTAGGAACAGGATTAGGTAGCCAAAACTTACTTGACCAATTTGGATTCGGTAATTTTAGCCCCGGAGTTAATTTCTTATTAATGCCTATGCACCATGATATTCTTAGGATGCAGGCCATAGAATTTAATGACCAAATAAGAAAATCTGCATACGGCTTCGAGATAATTAACAACAGAATTCGTATTTTCCCTACACCGGTTAGAGAATATAGAATATGGTTTGAGTACACACTAGATTCTGAATATAAAAATGCAAATAAAGGAGGTACAGGTAAAATAAATAGCCATGCTACTATTCCTTATTTCACCTTACCTTATTCTAGTATCAATGACATAGGTAAACAATGGATAAAAAAATATACGCTTGTTCTATCTAAAGAAATGCTTGCTTATGTTAGAGGAAAGTACAAGACATTACCCGGACTAGAGGATGATATTGTTTTAAATACCGAAGATTTAATGTATTCGGTAAATGAGGAGAAACAAAGATTAATAGATGTTCTTAGGATAGAGTTAGATCAATTTAGCCGTCAATCCCAATTAGAAAGAAAGATGGCAGAATCTGAAGCTCACGAAAAATTTTTAGCAGTAATTCCACTTAAAATATACGTAGGATAATGGCACTATTTGGAAGTGGTAGAGATGCTTCTTTAGTTAGGAGTATAAACAGAGAAAGAGTGAATAAAGTGATGGCCTTAGAGGTTGAACTTTATAAATTATCTAGGGAAGATACTAGAGAGAACATATATAGGGAAGCACCTAGTAAAGTATTCTATAATGCTACTAGACTAAACTGTATCATAAAAAGAGGTACTAAAGAAACTATTGACACTGATTTTGGATTGGATTTTGAAAGAGAAGCTACATTTTATTTTTTAAGAGACGATTTATTAGAGAGAGATTTGGTTATAGAACCGGGCGACTATGTATTCTTTGATATGGATTTTTATGAATTGAACAATGTATTCTCTGATAATACTTGGTTTGGACGAAATCCCGAAACATATATACCACATGTGTTAGGAGAAGAATCTGAATTTGGTTATAATATATCAGTTATAGCCCAAGCACATTTAAGTAGAAAAACAAACTTAACTACCACTGATTATAGGTCCGGAATTAATGATGCGTATGATGAACTAAACAAATATTAAAATGGCTAAATCTACGATAAATCCTACGGTATATAATCAACTCTACAAAAATCAAGTAAATAGAGGAGAGCAGACTAGAGAAGATGATGATTACATTAAGATTCCCGAAATTACAATATATGATGTAGATTATGCAATACTTCAATACATTAGAAATAACATCAAACCTGAAGTTCAAGATAGAGATAGAATGATTGATGTTCCTGTGATGTATGGTAGCGGAGAACTCTGGTCTCAAATTCAATCAAATGGTTTTATGCGAGATGAAAAAAATAAACTTCTTTGTCCTGTAATTACCTTATCTCGGACAAGAATGGAAGAGTATAAAGATTTTGCTAAGTTAGACGTAAACAATAGAATTTCTAGCAGAGTTTATTATAGACAGGGATATACTCAAAACAGTAATAGGTATGGATCTAACAATAGAGGGAACACAGACTTACCACAAAAGGAAATATATATCACCCTTATACCCGAATATTACTATGTATATTATGATTTAAGTATTTGGACAGATTTTAATGAGCAGTTAAATAAAGTAGTCGAAATGTTCATTCCTGTCAATAATTTTGTGTGGGGAAATGATTATCAATTTGTTACAAACATTGAAGATTTTTCATTCTCTACAGTAAATATATCAAAACAAGAAAGAATTGTAAAAGCATCTACAAGATTAAGAGTACTGGCTACACTCACACCGGCATTTGTAGAAAGAAAATCATCCATTCAAAAAGCATTCTCGGTAAAAAAAGTATCTGTAGCAGAAAGAGTTATAAATGATCAAAACGTAGTAGAAAGTGAGCCTTCTCGAACCAAAGTATTTAAAACTATATCTTTACAATCAAATATATTATCCCTTAGCTCATTGTCATCTGATATTAACTTTGTCAAACCGGTGTCATCAAACTTGAGTATAAATTCATCATTAGTTTCTGTCATTAGTTTTGTACAAAAGGCTCAAGTCAATTTATCCGCTTTCGGCTCATTATCTGGTGATATTAATTTTATACAAAAACTTCAATCCTCACTCACTTCATCCAACTCCCTTGCTGCAAATGCTTTAGTATCAAAGTTAGCAAGTGCATCATTGACAGGGGCAGGGACAACGGCTGCGAATTTGACGGTGACTTCATCTGCTTCATTTTTACTTGATTTATATCCAAATGCGGCAGCGGCTTATTCTTTGCGCAAGTTAAGAAGTGCATACACTGGAAGTGCAATAAGGGTGAGAGCAAGTACAAGTGGCGCAGAAGGTGACGTAGGTTTTGATGTAAATAGTACAATAAGCGCAAGTAGTACAGTTACAGTTACTGCCGTTGGAGCAAGTGGGCTTAGCATTGGACAGCAAGTTACATTTAGTACTTTTTGGAATGCAGGCGGAAGTAATCAAAATGTATTTGTAACCACTTGGTATGACCAAAGTGGTAATGCACAGAATGCAACGCAAACAACGCAGGCAAGTCAGCCGAGAATAGTAAATTCTGGAGTTGTTCAATTAACTAATAGTAAGCCTTCATTATATTTTGATGGTGTAAATGATTTTTTAACTGGGAGTGCTTTGTCAAATTATATTACCGCATCGACCTTTTCAAATATTTCTGTATTTAATCCAATTGTATTAACTACAAATAATACATTATTGGAATCTAACGATGCATTATGGATAGATAGTACAAATGGTTATGCAGGTGTATTTTTTAAAAGTACAAATAATTTATTTGCTGGTGTATATAGTAATGTTTTACATCAAGTATCTATACCAATTACAGCAAATACACAAATTACATCTTTTGCAAAATTAGTTTCTGGCAATGTTTCAATTAGCAAAAATAACGGCACTTTTGCAAATGCAACAGCTTCAAATATTACGGTTTTGACCAATAATTTAACTATTGCAAGAAGTAATGTTTATGCTGAATTAAACGCACAAGAAATTATTTTTTACAAAACAGACCAAACTTCTAATGTCAATGAAATGAATACAAATATAAACACATATTATGCAATCTATTAACGGCTACAAATATACAAATGAACCTGATGCCTTGCACGCGCAGGACATTTGTCGAATCAATGAAGGCTTACCAAAACAAGGTGGAACAACATTGCAGGCGGTTGATGTGCAATATGCTGCTTTGAATGTACCTCCCTTTTGGTACATTACCTTTTGCGAAGAAAGTCAAATACTTGGCATTCCCGAAACATTTGACGTTGTTGAACCAGATTTTAACCTTAACTAAAAAATAAATATCATGGCATTTTCAAATTATTTAGAAGACCAAATCACAGGGTGGATAAACGGCTCTGCCTTCGCTTCCGCTCCCACATCTACCTTTGTCCAATTGTATTCACAAGACCCAACTGACGCAGGCTCTGCCACAGGTGCATTGTACACACGCGTTGCCGTGGCAGCAGGTGGATGGACACGGGGAACAGGTGGCGCAGGGACATTGACAAACACGGCAGCGATTACGATTACATCAAGTGCAGCATCGGGCGCAACAGCTACTCATGTGGCAGTGTTTGATTCATTGACAGGAGGAAACATGCTTATGTCAGGAGCATTATCATCAAGTAAAACCATTGCAACAGGAGATGAGATAAGATTTAATGCTACATCTCTTACATTGACTGTCTCATGATTGTTCATTTCTTTTACATTGTTTAAAATGTCTATTATTTTGATTTTTTTAATTGTTTGAGATTTTTAAAACATATTTATAACAAATGAGAATTTATTAATAATTCTTGGTATAATATTTAATTGACAAAAACAAAAAAATGGCAGAAAGAATAGTCAGTCCTGGCGTATTTACAAGAGAAAAAGACCTTAGTTTTTTACCTTTAGAAATACAAGCTATAGGAGCGGCGGTTGTAGGTCCTACTTTAAAAGGACCCGCGTTCGTTCCTTCTACAATCTCCTCTTACGAGGAATACCTGAGAGCTTTCGGAGGAGCCTTTAGTTCGGGTTCCGGTACATCTGAAAGACAATACAAGTTCTTAACGGACTATGTAGCGCAAGAATATTTGAGATACGCGGAAAACTTAACTGTGGTTAGAGTACTAGCCGGAGATTACGAGTACGCAAGTTCAAATGTAGTAACTAGAGGTGCTTACGCTGCTGCCCCTGCGGGAATTAAATCTAGATTAACTGGGTCTTATTTTACAGCCGGGCAACAAACCTTTAAACTAACCGTAGTATCTCCGGGTAACTATGTAAATACATCACTCAATTCTATCGCCTCTAATAATGGAGTAGGAAACCCTAACGATGATTCTACAGGTGGAGTATTGAACATAGGAACTAGAGAAAATTTAAGATGGGAAGTAAGAGATGTAAATACTGATTTAGGTACTTTTGATTTGTACATACGAAGAGGAGATGATAGGCACAACAGAAGAGTAATTGTAGAACAATACAATGATTTGACGCTTGACCCTAACGATACTAATTATATTGGTAGAGTTATTGGAGATCAAATGTACAGCTTGAAATATGATTCTGACGGTATCCCATTCTTACAATTAAGTGGCTCATTCCCTAATAGATCTAGGTATATTAGAGTAGAAGTATTTAAAGAGAACTACAATTACTTAAACGAGAGTGGACAAATCAGAGTTGCTGCATTCTCTAGTAGCTTACCCGCTGAAGTATCTGGCACTTTCTCCGGAGGTTCGGATGGATATGTAAAACATCCTAGATCATTCTTCGATAAAATTAGCGGACAAAATAGCCAAGGATTCAATTTAGATGATTTAGCGGGAGGAGCCTCTGGTTCAACTGCTTATTTAGATGCCATTGACATTTTAGCTAATGCGGATGAATATGATATCAACATGTTACTCATGCCCGGAATTATTGACGGAGTAGGTGAACAACATGGTGAAATTATAACAAAAGCCATTGCCATGATTGAAAATCGAGGAGATATTTTCATGGTAATCGACCCTACTAGATATGGTGATACTATTGGACAAGCTATAAATGCAGCCTTAGCAAGAAATACTTCTTACGCTGCTTATTACTATCCATGGGTACAAATAGCTGATGCTGACTTAGGAAGAAATGTATGGGTTCCACCATCCACTGTAGTATCTGGAGTTATTGCATTCAATGACTACGTACAGTTTCCTTGGTATGCTCCGGCTGGTTTGAATAGAGGTGCTATAGACGTAGCTCTACAAGCGGAAAGAAAATTAACTTTAGGTGATAGAGATAGACTTTACACTTACAATATTAATCCTATTGCTACTTACCCAAGAGAAGGCGTAGTTGTATGGGGACAGAAAACTTTACAGAAGAAAAGATCTGCACTCGATAGGATTAACGTAAGGAGACTATTGATAACTGCTAAAAAATTCATCGCATCATCTTCTAGGTATTTAGTGTTTGAACAAAACACCAAAGAAACAAGACTTAGATTTTTAAGTATAGTAGAGCCTTATTTAGAGAGTGTTAGAAGAAATCAAGGTTTATATGATTTCAAAGTCATAATGGACGAATCTAATAATACTCCTGACGTATTAGACAGAAATGAGCTAAGAGGTAATATTTATTTAAAACCTACTAGAACTGCGGAATTCATAATCTTAGATTTCTTTGTACTACCTACAGGAGCTTCTTTCCCTGGTGATACAGAATAAACAAAAAAAATAGAATAAAATGGCATTTGAATATAAACCATTTGAGTATTTTAACCCTAAGCAGCAGATGCGATATGTGCTCTTCCTAACTAACGTTGGAGTACCTATCCCTACTTATATGGTTAAAACAGCTGATAGACCATCAATAGACCAAAATCCAGTTACAGTAGATTACATTAACACAGAATTTAAAGTAAAAGGAAAATCAAGGTGGCAAGATATATCAGTCACATTATATGACCCTATTGAAGTAAACGGAGCTAAATTATTACATGATTGGATAAGTTTATTTCACCACAACTCAGGGTTAAATCAATCGGCTGCGGGTAGATCTCCCGGTCTTTTAACTCCTGGAGAAGATGGCTTCATTCACGAGTATAAGAGGACATTAGTTTTCCAGGCCTTAACTCCACACGGAGATGTAGCGGATCAGTTCTCATTATTTGGCGCTTTTGTAGCAGACGCTAAATGGGGTAACATGGACCTATCATCTGATGATTTGAACATGTTGGACTTGACCATTACTTATGATTATGCTGTAATGAGCCCTGATAAAAACAAAGCAGTTACTACCGGAAAAGTAGACGCATAAAATTAATTAATAAACCACAGAGGTGCATTGATGCACCTCTGTGCTTATAAAATACACATGGCATTTACACACAAACCTTTTAAATATTTTAACCCGAAACAGCAAATGCGTTTTGAGTTATATATGCAAGCGGATCCATTCGGTCCTTTTTACCCTACGTATGCCATAAAATCAGCGGAAAGACCTACTTTAGAGAATAATCACATCACAGTAGATTATATAAATACAGAATTCCACGTTAAAGGAAAATCAAGATGGCAGCCCATAACAGTACGTTTTTATGACCCAATTGAGGATAATGGTGCCAAAATGTTACATGATTACATTAATAATTATCACCACAATTCAGGAACGACCGGACAAGGTTTTAATTTATTAACACCGGGAGAAGATGGTTTTATACATGAATATAAAAGAACATTATATTTAAGATCATTATCACCTCATGGAGATGTTGTGGATTCTTTCGTATTAGTAGGAGCATTCTTTGATTCTGTTAAATGGGGAGAATTTGACATGTCTAGTGATGATTTAGTATTGATGGAAGGAACAATAGTATATGATTATGCTATGGTTAGAGGAAGTAAAGTAAAACTTCCTGACGTAGAAGGGCCCGGACTAGATGGTGGGGGAGCTAATTTAGGAAGTCAATTAAAAGATGCCGCTATAAATATTGGAAAAGGTGCCGCTCAAGCAGCCGCTAACGCCGGAATAAGTGCGTTAGGTGGATTGATTGGTGGCGGTGGTGGAGGAAGGAACTAGTTTTCTTTGTTTTGTATTAATTTTAAGTTTTTAGTATATTTATTATAAAAAGAAATGGCTAAATCTACGCCCATATTTAGACAAAAAAAGGAAGTACTATCTAATAAAGAGATGGTTATGACTGGAGCGTCAGAATACACCCAGTATAGACCTTTCGCTTATTTTGAGCCTAAATTAAAAAATAGGTTTGTTCTCTATTTAGATGTAGCAGGAATTTATATACCAACATATTTAGTAAAATCAGCGACTAAGCCTGGGTTTACATACGACAATATAGAATTACAGTATATAAACACAAAGACGAACTTTAAAGGTAAGATGACATGGGACCCGATAGAGATAGTACTATACGACCCGGTAGCTGCGCATAGATTCTCTCCTAGAGCTTTAAATAATCCGTTCGTAGATTCCTTATCTAGTTCGGAGGAAGTAAAGAATGATTCCTCTGTTTTAATATATGAATGGATACTAAATTCACATTCAAATTATATAGAAGGAAGAGAATACGCGTTAGAAACATACAAGAAAACACTAGTATTAGAAACATTAATGCCTAGAACAAATGTTCAGTCCGAAAGGTGGGAAATACATGGTGCGTATGTTTCAGCGGTAAAGTGGGGGGAATTAGATTTATCCGACGATTCTTTATCCACTTGTTCTGTAACAATTATGTATGATTATGCGTTAATAAAAGATGCAAACGAACGAAAGATTCTTCCATACAACACAGGAGAAACTTTTAAAGAATTAGCAACAAATCCGCTTCCTAACTCTGTAAATTCTCTTACTGCAAAAGCCCCATCTATCAGAGTTTTTGCAAGATAAAAACATTTAAAAAATAAAATTAAACAAACATAAATATTATGAAGCCAGACAGAGAAGTTACATTTAATCAAAGTCCTAGCGAAGACGGTATGGAAATCCCTACTCCGGTTATTCCAACTGTCCCTAAAGGTCTAAATCAAACGACTTTAATTGTGGATCTACCTTCCAAAGGTCTTTTTTACCCTAAAGAAAATCCTCTATCCTCGGGTCAAGTAGAATTAAGATACATGACAGCTAAAGATGAGGATATCTTAACTAATCAGAATTATATCATGCAAGGAACTGCTATTGAAAGAATGTTCCGTAACTTGCTTGTATCAGAGATTGATTGGGATGATTTGTTAGTTGGAGACAAGAATGCCATTATGATTGCAGCTAGGATTGCAGCTTATGGAGAAGAGTACGTAATTCAAGTTACTACGCCTTCAGGCAATACTCAAGACACTACAATCAATTTGAGTGAGTTGAAACCTAAACCTATTGACGAATCCGTATTAGTAACCAAGAATAGTAATCTATTTAAACTTACTCTTCCTAAGTCTAAAAAAGAAGTACATGTAAAACTACTTACAGGAAAAGAAGATAAGGAAATTGACGCTATTGTTAAATCCTACGAGAAAGTAGGAAAAGATCCGGGCTTACTAACATTGAGGTTAAAGCACATGATTGTTGCTCTTGACGGTAATGTTGATTTAGTTTATATTAGAAATTACATTGACACAGATTTACTAGCAGCGGATAGTAGAGCTATTCGATCGTTCTTAAGTAAAATTCAACCAGACGTAGATTTCAATGTAGACGTGATAGACCGGTACACCGGGGAGCCTTTTCGCACTCCAGTGGTTTTCGATGAAAGATTTTTTTGGCCTGACCTCGAGAGATAGACAGTACATATATGAAGAAGTTTTTCAACTAATTCATTATGGAAAAGGATTTACATACAATGATTTGATGGACATGCCTATATTTATTAGAAAATTCTTTTACAATAGATTATTAGAAGCGTATGAAGAAAGAAATGAAGCAAATAAAAAAGCATCCAAAAAATCAAGATGATAAAATGAAAGAAATTAGGGAGGGGATTCTCTCCTCCCTTTTTTCATTATTAGCCATTCCTGCACAATTAAAAATGGTAGGTAGAATGTATAATGCGGGAAAAGAGGATGAGAAATTAAAAAAATTAAGAGCTCAAAGACTACAACGTTTACAATCCTTAAAGCATGATTCCGATTCTAATAATAAACATTTTAAAAAGTATAGATAATATATATCATTTAAATTCCTAAAAAATGATTAATAAAGGAGGAGTATTAGCATTTACATCGGGTGTTCTTACGGACATGCTAAAGATAGAAACTAATTTAAAGTCAGGACATGAAGAACTGGCAAAGTTACATAATAATTATCAAAAAAGAATTGATTCAAGGAATGATATTAAAGTAAGTGCTGGAAAATCTTTAAATGCTTTATGGAAAGAGGATAATAATAAATACGAAAACGCTCTAGCAAATATAAAAAATGTCAGAGATGAAATATCCAAAATAGATGATAGTTTTAATGAAGTAAACAGAGGTAAAAATCCCTCTGGTTATGTTGGAAAAATAGATACAAGTTTAGGTATAATAAAAGACAACTTAACTAGCCTTAGATCAAATGTATCATATCTAAAGACTAGGTATGATGCCGATGAGTACTATATGGGTCAGCAAGCTATTTTAGCAGATCAAAACCTTGCTCAGATACCTGCACTAATAGCACTTAAGGGTGAAATAGCAACTAAAGTAAAATCTTATAAAGAAGCCGTAGAGAGCGGTAAATCTACATTAGGAACTAAAATAAAAAATCTACCCTCCGCCGGATTGTCGCCAATTATTTCTAAAGTGACGGGCGGAAAGATTACAAAAACGCAAGCGAAAAAAGAAGAAAGAGGTCTGAAAACACAATCCATAGGCCAATCTTTAAGTGGGCCTGCAACTTCTTTAAGTAATTTAGGCGACGAAGAAAGAAAGAATATTCAAAAATACGTAGGAAGTAGAAAAAAAGCAGATGTTACAACTAAGACAGAAGATTTAATATATCAGAAATTAGGATTGAATAAAGAACAAATACTGGGTGGACAAACTGCGAATATGTCACTTCCTCCTGTATTAGACATAATAAGGCAACAAAGAGGAGGTACAGCAGAGCAGTCCCTGTACCCAAACATGTTTTCACCTATTAAACCTCCTTCGGAATCCTCAAAAAATTTAAGTCCTGCACTACAAGAAGCTAGTCCGGTAAGTAAAGAAGTAGCTAAAAAAATAAGAAAATCTGTACCAAAGAAAATTATACCGGAAGTTAAACCTGCAAATGTTACGACCTCTCCGATTACGGCTATTGAAGATATCCTTCCCGCAAAAAGTAGCGGTGGTAGCATTGGAGGTGGTGGTAGTGGTGGTAGTATTGGAGGTGGTGGAGGTGGTAGTATTGGAGGTGCTAGTGGTGGCGAAAACAACGCTGTAGTTGACGTTAGACTAGTTGATATAACTACATCAGCAATAAAACAATTAGATGATTTATTAGTTAAAGTTTTAGGAAGCTCTCCTATAGGGAACGGAGGAGGTGGCGGAGGTACAGGAGATATGGCTACATTAGCGCAGGAGCTAAAATTAAGCAGAGAGAGTAACGAGAAGATAGCCAAAATGTACGAGGCTAGAAGAAAAAAATCAGTTGAAGAATTTAAGAAGAAAAACGAAGAAAAAAAAGCTAAAAAAGAGAAATTAGATGACCCCAACTCAGAGGAAAGTATAGCAAAAGCTATAAGGGCAAAAAAGCGTAAAGAAAGAGACTCGGAAACGATAAGAAAAGCTGACCCCAACTCACTAGAGAGCCTAGCAGAAAAAGCAAGAGAAGAGCAGCGATTACAATCAAACTTAGAAGCAGTAAGAAAATCTGCCCCCGACTCACCGGAAAGTATAGCAAATAAGATAAGAGAAGAGCAGCGCTTACAATCAAATTTAGAAACAATAAGAAAAGCTGACCCCAACTCACCGGAAAGTCTAGCAAATAAGATAAGAGAAGAGCAGCGCTTACAATCAAATTTAGAAACAATAAGAAAATCCGCTCCTGACTCACCAGAGAGTATAGCGAAAAGTATAAAAGCTACACAGGCCGCGCAAAGTGCCGCGGAAACAATAAGAAAATCTGACCCCAACTCACCGGAAAGTCTAGCTAAAAAGATAAGAGAAGAAAAGCGCTTACAAAGAGACTTAGAAACAATAAGAAACGCGGACCCCAACTCACCAGAAAATTTAGCAAAAGCAGCAGCAGCAGAAGAAAAAAGAAAAAAGAAAGAAGAAAAAGATGAGAAAAAGAAATTAAACGTCGCAAGACAAGCTGATCCATTTAGAAAAAGATTACAGACTATCTTTAAAGAGGGAGAACAAGAACTCTCATTTTTGTATGCCAAAGTAGATTCATTTGCAGGATGGATTCCAGGATTTAATAGCGCAATATTAGACGCAAGAAAAAAAGGATTAGAAACATTAACTGCGGGTTATGAAGCATTCGACGAAGCATACGCTAAAGAGGGTGGCGGTGCTTTTAAAGGAATGATGGCATCTTTAAATGCAATGTTTAAAGTATCTCCTATTGTTTTAATAATGGCGGGATTAACGACTGCTTTTATAGGAATATTAGGAGCCGCAACTAGGTTAAATAGCAAAATAAAAGAAATATCAGCGGAGTTAGGGACATCTAACATGCAATCTTATGAATTTTTTAAGAATGCAATGAATGCTCAAACTCAATATGATAACATGTATGCTAGTCTTAGGGATGTCAGAGATGTTCAAAAAGGCATCTTAGGAGATTCAGGCATATTATTACAAGTGAATGATAAAGCATTAGCTAGCATAGCGGACAATGCAAAAAATATAGGAGTATCTACAGAGGCCGCAGGAGCTTTTACCGAGGCATTAAGGACAAAAGGTGCGACAGATGTTGAAGCAGCTAATTTAATGGCAGCATCCCTAGAACTTGCAGATAAGAGTAAATTCATCATGCCTCAATCTGTAATGGATGATATAGCTCAAAATGTAGAATTCTCATCAAAATATTTTTCTAACATCAATAAAGATTCAAAATCAGCACAAAAGCATTTAGTAGACACTAACTTACAGGTAAAAGCATTAGGATTAAATTTCCAAAAAGCTGCTAAAATGACACAGCATCTATTGTCATTTGAGCAAAGCATCGTAGGAGAAGTTGAAGCATCTGTAGCATTAGGAAGACATGTTAACATTGGAAAAGCTAGAGAATTGCTTTTACAAGATGACATTGGGGGAGCCATGCAGCAAATGATGGATACCATGGGAGGTTATGATGAATTTCAAAATATGGATTTTGCTAAGAGGCAGCTCATGGCAAACGCTGTAGGACTAGAGGTATCTGAATTAGAAAAAAGTTTATATTTACGGGATAAAATTGGAATAACAAATGAAGAGGCTATAAATGCTGCAATGAAAAATAGCGATTATTTAGATAAAGTTGCAGGTAAAAATGTAGAGCTATATAAGGTAGAAGCTAAGAAAGTATTAGCAGCCGAGCAATTCAATACGGCAGTTGAAAAAGTAAGTATGGCTTTTAAATCTTCACTATTACCTGTGTTAGAAGCTATTTTACCTATTGTCGAGCTTATGGCATCCGCTATAAATTTTGTAGCAGGAGGAATAAAAACTGTAGTAGGAGGTATAACAGGCGCTAATAAGAACAAAGAAGCAGGCGCGGAGGCTCAGTCTTCGACTTCGATGATGCAGATGGGAAGCTCCGCTCTGATGGCAACTGTTATGGGAGGCCAATTATTAAAAATGATAAAAGGACCTGTCGGAGGTAAAATAGGAGAAGTTGTTGGTAAAGCTAGAGGAGGTTTTGATACATTAACCGGAACATTAGGAACAAAGACAAATCCTATGTATGTTATATCGTTAGGAAATAACTCAAGTGGAGGTGGTGGTGGTGGAATTGAGGGAATGGTAGATGCGTTAGGTGAAGGTACAGGAGCAGACGGGAAAAAGAAAAGAGGAAGACCTAAAGGATCAAAGAATAGAGTTAAAGGAGCGGCACCTGCATCTAAAACTCCCACACCTAAACCAGGATTTTTAAAAGGTATAGTAAATAATGCAAAAGGTTTAAATTTTGGATCAATTGTAAAAAATACATTAAAAACAGGAGGTGTAGCTTCGGCTGTTTTAGGAGTATTAGATTACGCCGACAGAAAAGGACAAGGACAATCTACAGCTCAAGCAGCTTCCGGAGCAATTTCAGGTGGCATAGGAAGCCTAGGGGGTGCAGCTCTAGGCGCAGCTATAGGAACGATGTTATTGCCTGGAATAGGAACTATACTAGGGGGTATGTTAGGAGGATACGCAGGACATACAGCTGGTTCGAGCATGTCAGATTCATTTTTTAATAAAAAACCATCTTCATCTTACGAAACACAACCATTTCAATATCAAGGAATGGGATTAAGTGCAACAGGGTCTATATATGGAGGAGTTAATAAACAAAAACCGATTGGAACGCCCGTAGAAACATCTATGGTTGATACCACTCCTACAACGCTTAAACCCAACTTCTCTAGTCCATTTGGTACAACTCCTAATTATGGAACTACTAGTATGTCTAGAGAATCTGTAATGGTTAATAGGTCAAGTAAAAGCGTAGCAACTAGCGCTACGATGCAAAAAACTATAAAAGAAAAAGAAAAAAAGGATGAAGAATTATTGAAAGCAACAGATTACACTAATAAATTACTTGAAGCTATAGTAAGCAAACAAAATAGCCCTGTTATAGCTTACTTTAATGACGAAGGAAGAAGACAAGTAAAAAGTACTCTCCGAAAAGAAAGTTCACCATAAAATATAAAACATGCCCTTAGACGCAAAATCTTTATTAAATATCACTCCGGCGGGTAGCCTTTCTCTTAGAGATAGGAAAAAACCATTTACTTTCAAATTTCAGAGAATATCTGCCGGCTCTGTTGGAAATGGACAAGAAATAGTATTAATGGCTTATATAAATAATATATCAGACTCTTCTAGTCCGGAATGGGATGAAAGACTAGACATAGGACGAGCGGATGCAAAAATATTATACAAGAGCTTTAGTAGAACTATATCTCTGTCTTTTACGGTTGCGGTAGAAAGTGAACTAAATCCTATGCAGCCTATAGTTGAAAATCAATTAGACAATATATTAGCTTTTAATTCCGCCAATAGGTCGATAACAGGAGTCGAACGATCTAGAGTTCTTTCAGACCCTAGTGTAAACAAGCTATCTGATAAAATAATAGGAGGAGCAATACAAAGAGAAACAGGTACTGAGTACGCTACAAGAGACGTAGCTATAAACTTAAACGATGCTTCCAAAACATCTACCCTATCTACAAGAGTAGCTAATATCACGTACCCCTCAATCACCTCTGGTTTAAGTATAAACCATGTCACTTCTCAACTTAATGAATTATCAAAACTAGCTCTTCCTGTATATAATGGTCCTTATGTTGGATCTTATGTTAAGTTCAGTATCGGTAAACTATATACAGATGAAATGGGTTATATAAAGGGATTAACTTTCGATTGGGATAATTCACAAATAGTGTGGGACGAGGATAAGGAATTACCTATGATTACTAATGTATCTATGGAGATAGGATACATAGGCAAGAGAAAACCTCAGGTAGCATCAAATTTCTTTGGATAATGAATAGATACGAAGACATAACTAATATAATAAGAGAAGAGTCAGGTGTTCGAAGATATAGTACTACGTATTATTATAGGATACCATTTAAGACTAGCGATTTTTTTATATACTCTAAATCCGGAGATAGGCTAGATTTATTAGCTAATGATTATTATGGAGACCCTAGATATTGGTGGGTAATAGCAAATGAAAACGATATAGGTAAAGGGACTATTGTACCGCCTGTTGGGATTAGACTTAGAATACCGTATCCATTAGATATGATAGAATTAGAAAATTTAAAAAAAGAAGCAATAAATGGCACCTCCTTTTAGAAGACCCATACCGGATACAATAGTAAGCGTTTTAGGTTCTCGAAGTGGACTTTACTCGAAGGGTAATACTCTTGACTATTTTAAACCCAAAACACGTAATACCGCATTCTGTACTATAAAAAAACAAGGTATAACAATATCTACCTTAGAAGACACTTTTACTGAAACTTACAATCCTAATTCTTTAAAACCCAGACCTAATCTAATAAGAGCGGAAATAGAGAGAATAGGAAATGACGCATCTCTTGTTAATTTATCCATGAGAATTAGAGGGACTATAGAAGTTTATACTATGTCTGATTTCATAAGATACTCAGAAGTCTTCTGTATAAATGACCCGGTAAACCAATTATCAATAACAATGGGTTATGCCGCTCCTTTTGACGGTTGTCCATCCTATACCGTCAAGGGATGCTTTATTGCCTATGGAACTTGGCATACAACGAATGAGAACTATTACCAATTATCTTTTGAAGCTATAGGTCCTGGAGAAGTATTTTCTACCTTGGATATTGGATTATCCGGACTATGGGAGCGGTCTGATTTGAAGTATAAAAATAATAAATCTTTTGATAATTCCTCGGAAGAGGGACAGGTGTCAGGTTATTATGAACTTATGTTATATGATGCTCAAAAATCAGGTGCTACTTTAACAGATTCTATTTCGGATGGGGAAATAATTCCATATTCTAGAAAAAATAATTATGAAGCAAATGTACAATTTGGTATAAAATATTTAAATTTCAGAGGTGTTATTACAAAGTCGGATATAGTAGTCTACCAACCCCTAGAAGGAAACGAATTAAATCCAGACCCTACGGAAATACCAACGGCTCAAACAACTACTGACGAGTTCTTTACTTTACAATATGTTGTCGATAGAATAGTAAATGAATTTGCATTAGAGCCTTTTTTTAGAAATGGATGCGTAGCGGAGTCAAAAGTAAAAGATGTTTTTATAGGTTTTCCTGTAAAGCCTCATTGTTCTTCTTTATATGGAAGTATAGTTAGATCTTGCGACCCTAAAAAAATATTAATACTAGGAGGCCAGGCCGGAAACTATACGAATAAAAATAATAGATCAGAGGGGAAAAATTACGAAACACTTTCGGGAGGTAGTATTGACGGAATCAAATCTCACTATGCATCATACATTGACTATAGAAAAATACTAATACATAGAAATACAATATACGATGCTATTAAATCTACTATGCATACTACTCGCAAAGGAGATCCAGGAAATAACATAAAAAATGATTTTATAGACGAGGCTTACTTAAGGGTAGATATGTTTTTAAAGAATTTATTTACTGTTATCAGCCAATGTACGGGAGGTTTCGTTCAACTAACTTTAGTTCAAGACGATGGGAGTCAAGATACAGATAACTTAACAGAACACAGAGTATTAAGAATTGTACCATCAACGTTTGTGGAAGAGGATTTTAATGTATGGCAGTTTGATACGATTAATGGTGATGGGTCTACTAGAGAATTGAATATAAGCGCCGAACTCCCCTCTACAGACTTACATGCTTCTTTAGTTAAAACAATATTTAACACATCTAGAGTAACTCACGCGGTAAGTGAAGGGAATTTTGACGACGGGTTTGAAACAGGACAAGAAGCAATTAGAAATATAGCAAAAAAACTAATGGATAATTACTATAATGATTTAATGCCTAGAACAAAGTATAGTGAAGAAACTTGTGATGGAGCTAGAAACCTATTAGCTACATGCCTTAGAGCTCAATCAACAGATAGCTTAATAAGTAATAACCAGTATTTGTGGCTAATGAAAATGAATGTAAAGATGGATGGAGTAGGAGGATGGAGAATAGGACATCATATAAATAGTAATACAGTACCTACTAATTTTACTGTAGGTAGAAATATAGCATTCGTAATCACTAGAGTACATCATGTAGTTGAAGGTCAGGATTGGCAAACAGAGTTAGAGTCTATTTGCACCGCAATTCCTTCGGGAACATCCGTATTAGGATCAGGAGGCGGTACCGGCGGCTCGGGCGGTTTAGTTTCCGGAGGGAATGTCACTAAATCTAAATCTCCTAAAAATTTCCTTAATACTAAATTCATAGGACAACCAGGCCGACCTAATAATTTTGTAACTAATCCTTTCAAGCTCCCGGAATTACCTAAACCACCTAAACCACCTAAATTACCCTAAAAATAAATCATGGCTAATTTTTTTTACACAGAAGGCGGTTTTCTATGGGATGAGAATAACATGCCATACAAGGGGTATTATTTCTATACTAACAGAATACCATACGCAGGTATAAATGGAAAGGATACTAGAAAAAGATTGTTTTTAGAATACGAATTTAAGAGGAGAGTGTATTCTTCTCTTGGTTCGGAGCCTATGGTAGAATACATAAACATAAATCCGTACACTCCAACTAAAGAAGAAATAGAAGAAGAAGGTCTTTATTTTAAAAGATATTTCTACCAAAAACGAATAAAACCAATAACATCTATAACAGAAATTAGTAAAGATGATTATTTTTCTGCTAAAAACTTGCAGGATAACAAAAATAGACTTATATTTGCAGAAATCTATTGGAAAGTTCGCGGAGACAAAGTTCAAGTAGCGCAATTAAACAGGAATGAAGTTTTAAGTGCAGAGACAACTTTTCCGGGACTTAAGAGGTTTATTGTAAATTATAATGAGTTTTATATAAATGATGGTTATTGAGAACGAGGATCAACTACGGGAGGTCCAAACTAATTTTTCAGGTTCCTTTGTGTTTCCTATTCCGAAAGATATGTCAAATTTTTCGGAGGGGCTATCTATGTTATTTATACATGACTACAAATCAAATGAGTCATATTCAATAGCATTACAACATCAAGAGTTCAAATCAAACATAACATTAGAAACATTACAGACATTATTATCATTTAATTATGTAATAGCGTCATCTAAATACATCTTTGATTATTATTTCCCCAGTAAATTTTCAACCGAGTTCCCATTACTCTATTGGTTAAACAAAGGGGATACAGATTACTTAGAGGATTTATATTCTTTTACATCTAAGTTCAAAAGATTTTATTATCCATCAACATCCTATAACATCTATATTCCATATTACATGTTCTTAAGATGTTTTAATAGTCAGTTATCTTATTTAAGCACATTGGATAAGAAATCATCTGTCATTGAAAAATATACATCCATTCTATCATCTTTAAATCATATTAGAGATAATGGAATATACATTGACATTCCTCAAATAAATGAAGTCTATAATAAAAAATTAACAACATCTTTATTACATCCTAAATACATGCTCTATAATGCCACAGGAAGGCCCGTAGGGACATGTAATGGTATTAACCTTAGCGCAATACCAAAAGATGAAAAACATCGCTTAGGATTCATTTCTAGGCATGATAGAGGGATGTTAGTAGAATTTGATATTAAGTCATTTCATTTATATTTGATCGCAAAGGCCATTGGATATACATTAGAAGAAGAAGATGTTCACATGTATCTGGCAAAGATTTATTTTAAAAAGAATAATATATCCCCGCAAGAATATGATGAAGCTAAAAAAATGACTTTCTCTAATATTTATTCTGAAAGGGGGGATGCTAAAAAGATTCCTTTCTTTAACGCATTGTATAAATATAGAGATTCGATATATAGTGAAATGGTTCAAGATAAAGAAGTTGTTGTTCCTTATTGCGTAAGAACTTTAAAACTATCGAATTTAAAAGACGATTATTCCTATACAAAAGGAAAATTATTCTCTTATGTTATACAATTAATGGAAGTTGAACATTTTTTTGACATTATTAATAAAATTATTGTATATTTGCAGTCGAAAAAAACGCAAATCGTATTATATGTGTATGATTCTTTCTTATTAGATTTTGACAGAGAAGATGGATTGGAAACATTAAGGGGAATACAAAAGATTATAAACGATTCTGGGTTTAACTCATCTGTGAAAATTGGAAAAAACTATTTTAACATGAAATCTTTTGATTTGGAAAACATGAAAGCATGATTGAGAGGAAACCCACAAAATTATTATGTACTTTTTGCCACCCGCATTTTATAGAAAGTACATTGAAGACTATTAGAAACACTTATGATATAACAAACGATAGTGTATTTGTTTTTAGAAATGCATCCGATAATGATGAACTAATTTTGAGTTACAATGTTATTAGAGAGGAAGACTTTACATTACTTCCATCTACCCTAATACTACATCGAAATAAAGAAACCGGAACTTTATTTACTCTAAATGGTCTTAACATACTTATAGAGCAATCTAATAATGGTAAACTTGATGTTAATTACAAAATTGACTGGTATGCTTATGAGAACTGCCTAATAGTTACAGGATCTGATGGATTGAGAATAATCGACTTAAAGTTTCTTTACAAAAAGAATATTTCTAACATTTAATTTATATAGTTATGAGTAATTTTGCAGAACGTTTCAAACAAGAAGCGAGTAAACTTTCTAACTCCGGTCCTACAGGTAGAAAGAAAGGTAAAAACATTTTTGATTACATTTGGAGACCTACATCCGTAACTTCCACCATTAGGATAGTACCAAATAAAAGAGACCCTGAGTGGCCTTTTTACACGGTATATATACATGGCAGAGACTACGCTACAAAAATAGGTCTAGCCAATTATGAGTTCGCCTCTCCTAAGACTTTCCAACAAGAAGATCCTGCCGAGATTTTTGCAAACAAGTTATACAGAGAAGATTATGAGAACAACAAGCAGTTTATTAAGTATTTCTCTCCTCAAAAGTTTTACTATGTTCCTATTCTAGTAAGAGGAAAAGAATCCTCGGGAATTAAGGTATGGCCTGTAAACACTAAGACCTACGAGAAAATATTTAATATCATGAACACTATTTTTGAGGAAGAAGGAGAGGAATCTTCAAAAATCTTCGACTTAAAGATAGGAACTGACTTAGTTATCACTAAACCTGCGGGAGGTGGCGTAGAAATTACAGCGAAGAGAAGCCCGACTAATTTGATAGAGAGAGCAGAAGAAGGATATACCATCGAGGATTTTAAGAGGCAATACGAGGAAATGGGAAATATTGAGGATTTATATATCACCCATACAAAAGAGGAGATTGAAAAAATGGTAACTTCTTTAGCAGGCTCTTTATTCTCAAAAAGCAAGGCTCCGGAATCAACCGAGATTATACGAGGTGGTACAAATGTGAGAGAAACTACGGAAGAAGTAAGGAACAAACCGGTTGAAAAACCAGTAGCTACTAAATCACTTGAAGACGATTTTTCTAAATTTCTAGATTCTATATAAAAAAGGTTAATTATGGCAAAGAAAAAGGAATCCTCCCAAGAGAGGACTGACACATCTTTTGCATCATCTTTGATAGATGCAATAAATGCTAAGTACAAAAAAGACATAGGGACAGTAGCTTACAAGCTAGAAGACTCTACGCTAGCGCCTACAAATGTTAGCGACTTTGTATCTACCGGATGTACAACATTAGATATGGCTATCTCCAATAGAGAGAATGGTGGGTACCCCGTAGGTAAGATTGTAGAACTAATAGGACTAGAACAATCCGGAAAATCTTTATTAGCTGCTCACGCTATAAAAGAAACACAGAAGAAAGGAGGAATTGGAATTATCATAGATACGGAAAGTGCTGTGAGTAAGGAGTTTTTAACTGCGATAGGCGTAGATTTAAAAAAGAATTTTGTCTATGTTCAGCACGAGGTTATTGAAGATGTTTTTAATTCCGTTGAAACCATTATAGAACAAATGAGAGCATCTAACAAAGATGTAATCGTAACTATTGTTGTGGATTCAGTAATGGGCGCAAGTACAAAGGATGAAATTGAAGGCAATTATGATAAAGATGGATGGGCTACACAAAAGGCAATCATTATATCTAAAGCCATGCGTAAACTTACAAACTTATTAGGAAGAGAAAAGATTCTTTTAATTTTCACTAACCAACTCAGACAGAACTTGCAAGCTAGACCAGGAATGGGAGATTCTTACACCACGTCAGGAGGTAAGGCTATAGGTTTTCACTCGTCTATAAGAGTTAAGTTAGTTAAGAAAGGAAAAATACAAGGCCCTGAAAAGGATTTACCTTTAGGTATTACTACAGAAGCGGAGATTATTAAGAACAGGATAGGCCCTCCCCATAGAAAAGCATCCTTCAATATCATGTACAATTCAGGAATTGATGATGTAAGTTCAATTATGGACTTCTTAAAAGACAAAGGCATTGCAACATCTTCCGGAGCCTGGTACACTTATAAGTATTGTAATAGAGAGACAGGAGAAATTATAGAGGAAATAAGATTCCAGAGGAAGGATTTCCACAATAAATTATTTTCCCGAGAAGAAATACGTAAAGATATACTATCTAATATTTCTGATTATTATATTACAACATACATTAAAAGAGACGGTAGCGACGAAGGAGATTCTACTCCATTCATTCACATAGAAGAAACGGAAGATGACAATTGATTTATCAAAATTATTGGATAACCATAGATCTATGTCTAACGAAAAGACAGTTCTTATAATAGATGGAACCAATTTATTTGTCAGATGTTTTTGCGCCTATCCTACATTAAATACGGATGGGCACACAATAGGAGGTGCATTTGGATTCTTAGAAAGCATGTTTTCTTTTGTCAAGACTTATAACATAAATAAAGTTATTGTTGTATTTGATGGACAAGGAGGATCTGTACGGAGAAAAAAAATGTATAAAGGATACAAATCTGGCAAACATAAAGGGCTTAAGTTGAATAGACTTACAGAAAGCAAGACGGAGAGTACAGATAAGGAATCGGAAAGACAAATTAGAAGGCTTATAGAGTATTTAAATAATTTACCTGTTGTCCAATTAATTATGGACGGTGTTGAAGCAGATGATGTCATTTCCATACTCGTAAACTCAAGTGAATTAGACGATTACAAATATAAATTTATAATGTCATCTGATAAAGATTACCTCCAGTTAGTATCAGAAAACATACAAGTTTATAACCCTACAAAAAAAATCATGTATTCTCCAAAAAAAGTTGTCGAAGAATTTGGAATTATCCCAGAAAACTTCGTATATTACAAGGCTTTTATAGGGGACCGCAGCGACAACATTCCTAGCTTCGGTTCTATAGGAGAAAAGAACATAATCAAGTTCTTTCCAGAGATACGAAATACTAAAATAGAGGATTTAGATTTCTTCTATAACCGAGCAAAGGATTTGATTTCAGAGGGTAAAAAATATAAGGGATTAGACAATCTTATTAGCGATTTTGATAAACTGGAATTAAACTATAAATTAATTCAGTTACATAACGTTGATGTTTCCTATCATACAAAAAGTGCAATAAGGAGAATATTGCAGGATTTTGTGCCCTCTAGTTATGACTATGAATTCATGCAGATGTTTGCGTTCGACGGGCTCTTCTCTAGGATAAACGACTTTGATTCATGGCATAGAAACTTTGTAAACAGATTAAAATCATAAATAATGACCGCCAATTTATTAAATTCTTTTGGTACGGATTTTCAAAAGAAGGTTTTGTACAATTTGCTCAATGACGAGAATTTTTTTACTCGCATTATTGACATTCTTGATCCAAATTATTTTGAGAACGAGGCTATGTCTTGGGTAGTGGAAAAAATGTATGACTATTATGAGACATACAAAATACAGCCCACAATAGATGTTTTGAAAATAAACATCAAAGAGCTAGCAAACAAGGATGATAACGATCCTCAGACAGAGCGAAATAAGATTCATGCCCAGAGTATTTACATGTTTCTTAAGAGTTCCTTGGATTTTGCTGACTCAAAGGACTTACAACATGTCAAGGACAAAATTGTGGAGTTTTGTAGGAATAGGGAATATGTAAAAGCCCTAAGAAATGCTGTTGACTTAGTTAAAAGAAATGATTTTGACGCTGCCTTTTCTGCTATAAACAAAGCACATAATGCAGGTTCAGAATTAGACTTGGGATACATGTATGAAGAAACTTTAGAAAATAGATACATGGAGGATGATAGAAATCCGATTCCTACTCCATGGCCTGTTCTTAATTCTTACATGAAAGGAGGTCTATCTTATGGTGAACTTGGCGTTGTTCTGTGCCCACCAAAGGGAGGTAAATCATGGTTACTTATATCCTTAGCTGCTCATGCTATGGAGTTAGGAGTAAACGTAATCTACTATACCATGGAGTTGTACCCTACCCAAATTTCAAAGAGGATTGACGCTTACATCACAGACATATCATTAGATAACTTGTCTAAAGATAACATGCCTTTGATTAATAAGAAGATGGATGAAATTCCAGGCAAGTTAATCATTAAGAAATATGGAGCATACAAGGCATCTACAATGACTATCAGAGGACATTTAGATCAGTGTATCCACCAAGGAATTTCGCCGGGATTAATCATTATAGATGATCCAAAATTACTAAAATCTACAAAGACAGAGAAGAGATTTGCATTAGATGAAATCTTTACTGACATTAGAAACATAGCAGATGAATATAGAGTTCCAGCATGGGTTCCTTCTCAAGCAAATAGAACATCCGAATCAGCTAAAATTGTAAATGGAGAACACATTGCAGAATCCTATAATGTTCTCATGGTATGTGACTTCATGTTCTCACTATCAAGAAAAAACATTTACCACATTGTAGCATCAAGATTAGGAGATTTAGGATTATCATTTGAAGGAGCATTAGATACAAGATGTGGAAAACATGTCATTAATAGTTTGATATCCGATGTAGATGATGATGATAGAGGTCCGGCTCCAAAAAATTCAAGTGCATTTGATCCTGCGGAAGTAGACAAGTTTTTTAAGGAGTACAATGAAATTTCAAACTAAGTAGGTATTTATTCTTACCGAAAACAAAATTATAAACATTTAACTTTTCACATTATGCCTCTACTAAAAGAAAGATTGCATTTCAAACCATTTGAGTATCAATGGGCTTATGATTATTGGTTCAAACAGCAGAACGCCCACTGGTTGCATACAGAAATTAATATGCAAAAAGACATCAAAGATTGGGATGAAAATCTTACTAAATCTGAAAAAAATGTCATTGGTAACATCTTAAAAGGATTTGCCCAAACTGAAACACATGTAAATGATTATTGGTCTCAATATGTTACTACATGGTTTCCAATTCCTGAAATCAAGATGATGGCAGTAACATTTGGATCATTTGAAACAATACATGCGACAGCCTACTCATATCTCAATGATTCTCTAGGCTTAGATGACTTTCAAGCATTCATGCAAGATGAGGCTACCATGAATAAATTGCAAGTTTTGATTGATGTGGATAAAAATGATACTTCCATATCAAACATCGCAAGAAGTCTAGCATTATTTTCCGCATGCGCCGAAGGCATTCAATTGTTTAGTTCTTTCGCAGTTCTTCTCTCTTTTAGAAAATCAAACAGGCTAAAAGGCATTGGTCAACAAATGATATTTTCCGTAAGAGATGAAAGTTTACATAGCGAAGCAGGATGTAAATTGTTTAGAGAACTGGTTAAAGAGAATCCTGACATCTGGACATCTGAATTCAAGAAAAGCATTGTAGAAGGAGTTCAATTCTCTCTCGTAAATGAATTCGTATACATAGAGAGTATTTTTGAAATGGGAGAACTAGAAACCATATCAAAAGAAGAACTTAAGAACTTTATGTATGACAGAGCCAATAGAAAACTGGTTGAATTAGGATTAGAGCCGATCTACAAAGTAAACCCAAAATTAATGGAAAACATGTCCTGGTTTTACATTATGGTATCTGGTGAGCAACAAACCGACTTCTTTGATAACAGGGAAACCGGCTATGCTAAACCTAACGAAGATTGGAACAGTGATGACTTATTTTAAAATATAAACAATGAACGAACTACACGATTTAGCTAAAAAGCAGGGTTGGTCAATAGATGACATACCGGAGTGGGGTAATAATAGCTTATACCTAACAACTATACTCGGAGGTTACTTGCAAAATAAAGAAACTCCAAAAGAAGCCTATAATAGAATTGCTAGTACGGCTGCAAATTATTTAAATAAGCCTGAATTATTTTCTAAGTTTTTTGAGATACTTTGGAATGGTTGGTTAATACCATCTACCCCGGTAATGAGTAACTTTGGAACTAACAGAGGACTACCTATATCATGTTTCGGTGGCTATATCGGAGATTCTATGTACGATATATACAGGAAGAATCTTGAAATGGCGGTATTGTCTAAACACGGAGGTGGAACGGCCTATGATTTTTCCGAAATTAGACCTAAAGGAGCACCAATAAAAGATGGCTCCAACGGCACTACTGATGGAATTATACCTTTCATGAAGTCTTTTGATTCTACTATCATAGCATCTAAGCAAGGTAAGATGAGAAGAGGTGCTGTAGCTTTATACTTATCTGCAAACCATCCTGAATTTGCAGACTTCCTGAAAATTAGAGAACCCAAGGGAGATATTAATAGACAATGCCATAATATTCACATGGGTGCTAAATTCTCTAATGATTTTATGGAGGAGGTCGTTAATAAGAATGGCAGCAAGAGAGAATTGTGGTTGGAGCATATTAAAACTCGCGTTAAAACCGGAGAACCTTATACCTTTTTTACAGATAATGCTAACGCCAATCTCAAAAGTACGTTCTCTACATATAATCTTAAGGTGAGACATAGTCAATTATGCGCAGAAATAATGCTACCTTCTGATGAAAATCACACTTTTGTGTGTTGCCTATCTTCTATGAATTTGTATAAGTGGGAGGAGTGGTCAAAAACAGATGCAGTCTATTACGCTACTATATTTTTAGACGCAGTTATTTCTGAGTTCTTAGACAAAGCTAAACACATACAAGGAATTGAGGACTCTATAAGATTTGCTGAAAAATCTAGGGCGTTAGGACTTGGAGCGTTGGGATGGGCTTCGTTGCTACAAAAAATGAGAATTCCTTTTGTAGGCATACAAGCGACCTCGTTAACTAGAGTTATCTTTAGTCACATGAAGGAAAAATCAGATAAGGCCTCTATGTGGATGGCTAGTGAATTTGGTGAGCCTACATGGTGTAAAGGTAGCGGTTACAGAAATTTAACATGTATTGCCGTAGCACCTAATAGAAGCTCTTCTAAATTAGCCGGTGGCGTATCTCAAGGAATTGAGCCATTTGCAGCCAACTTATACATGGACGACGACGCAAAAGGAGCGCATCTAAGAAGAAATCCGGATTTAGAGGCATTACTAGATGAAAAGGGATTAAATATTCCTCAAACATGGGATATAATTGCAGAAGATAAAGGATCTGTTAAAAATATAGATGGATTAACCGAAGAGGAAAAAGAGATATTTAGAACCTTTAAGGAAATTAATCAATTAGAACTAGTTAGACAAGCTGCTGTTAGACAAGAGTATATAGATCAAGGACAATCTTTGAATCTCGCTTTTTTCCACGACGCTCCTGCTAAATGGATAAATCAAGTACACATTGAAGCCTGGAAACTAGGGATAAAAGCTCTATATTACTTAAGATCCGAAAGTAACTTGAGAGCTGATAGTAAACAACAGAGAGATTTATATTCTGAATGTATTGTTTGCGAAGGATGATAATAAAATTAGAGAGGCTTTTTAGCCTCTCTTCTTAAAACTATTATGTTGTTATTTGGTTATTATAAAAAAAACAAAATGATCGGGCGTAAAAAGACAGAACTAGAAGAAATATTCGATAATTTGAAAGAATTAGTTATATACAAAGATGATAAATATAATGGGGCAGCGGATTCTCCCTTAAATATTTTTACAGGAAAGCATAAATACGGATATAGGATTGATGATAAATTGAAAAGAATTCAAACATCTCCCGAACTAAGAAAAAATGATATAGTTGACTTAATAGGCTACATAGCATTAATATTAAGAGATAAAGAATGGACTAATTTTGACGATTTAAAAGATTAGTAAGATTATATGAATAAATGTAGCAAGTGTAACATAACAAAAGAAGATGAGGATTTTCATCTTAAAGGAAGTGGAAAGAGGAGATGTGTTTGTAAGAAATGTTACAATGGTAACTGGAAGTATAGAGTACTAAATAGCGTAATAGGTAGAGAGTCCAGGAAAAAAGCAGAAACCGAAAGCGACGAAAGTAAAGAGAAGAGGTTTAGAGATAGGGAAATAAACGGTAATTTCCTAGAGAATTTGAAAGAAAAGCAAAACGGAATGTGTTATTGGCTAAATATACCAATAGACTTTACAATGGAAGACAGGCTACGGAAGCCTAGTTTAGATAGGTTAGACAATAGTATTGGTTATCGTGTAGATAATGTTGTTTTAACTACAGTTTTTGCTAACACCGGAAGAAGAGACGCTACAGTAGAAGAAATGTTAAAATTTATTGCAGATTACTTATAGTACATTTAGTTTTTATAAAAAAAGGTTATGGCAATTATAAAAAATTATATCACATGTAAAAACTTAGATGAAGTAAAGGATTTAGCTGAAAAGATAAATAACCATACTATCATAAGTTTTGACGTGGAGTCCACAGGTCTTAACGTGAGAAAAGACCTTATCGTAGGTATGTCATTTGGTTTTGAGCCCGGACTATCCTATTATCTACCTACCTACGAGTGGTCGGTAGAAAAGCAAGAATTACTTGCTTTATCTATAGATTCTTATAGTAATGTTAAATTAGCTAAAGGTCTTGTTAATAAATTAGTAGGGAAGAAGCTAATAATGCACAATGCTTCTTACGATACTTCTATTGTGCTAAGTAACTATGGAATTGACCTACTCCCATCTTTACACGCTGATACTATCTTGTTAGTACATACAACTAGAGAGGAGGGATCTGTAGGTTACGGTAGGCCTTTCGCTCTTAAGTCCATCGGAAAACTTGTTCAAAAATACATAGATTTAGATGTAGATAAAGAAGCGAACGAGGAACAAATCTTGATGAAAGAGTCTGTAAAAAATAATGGGGGTCTTATAACTCAGGATAATTTTGAAATATATAAAGCTGACCTAAGTATTCTATCTAAGTATGCTTGTGCAGATACAGATTTAACACTACGAATTTTCTTACTTTTTTCTAAAGTACTAGAAAAAGAAGGATTAGAAGATTTTTTTTATAATATAGAAGTAATGCCTCTATATAAGGAAGTGACTGTTCCTATGGAAAGAGAAGGAATTCTAATGGACTTTGATAAAATTAAAGGTGCACAGGAGGATATTATTGAAGATATAAAAGCCATAAAAGAAGAAGTATACACTTCATTAAGGGAATCCAATGAGTTTAAAAGCTGGGTTTACTTTACCGCTAACAGTAAATATCCTTCTTTCAAGAAAGAGGGAGACACATGGATTCCGTGCAGAGGCGCAATCCTCCCGGAACTTGTTAAATTAGCAGGTATTTCGGATCATTTTTTAAATAATAAAAACGAAATAAAAATACTAAAAAATAAAGTTTTAACTTTGCCTGAAAGCGAAGTAAAAAAATACCTTCTAGGAGAATCATTTTCTCCGTCATCTATTTCAGATAGTCTTAAAAAACTCTTAGCTTTTTCCTCTGTTAATCTATGGAAAAAAGCTAACGATAATGAACTCATAAATATTAACTCAAAACAACAGCTAGCATCTTTTGTATTTAATTTTTTGAATGAAAAACCAATAACATACACAGATAAAGGAGCAGCGCAGTTTAATGAGTCTTTTGTAGAAACAATAAGTGATAAATATGACTGGAGCAGAAAATTAACTGTGTACAATAAGCTGAATAAACTAAAATCTGCCTACATGGATAGATTTTTAGAAAGTTGTGAAGATGGAAGATACTATTTTTACTATCAACAGCATGGGACTGTGTCCGGAAGATACAGTAGTGACGCACAACAACTTCCTAGACCTTTTGAATCAGATCAAGGTGTAGATCCTAGAGTTTACAAGTACACTAACATGATTAGAACCTTTTTCATTTGTGATGAGGGAACTACTTTTATAGATTGCGATTACGTTAGTTTAGAGCCTCACATATTTGCTCACATAAGTGGAGACGAAGGACTTAGGGATATATTTAGAAAAAATTGGGATTTCTATTCTCGAATTGCGATAGATACAGAAAAGCTACCTCAGTATTCAGCAGATCCGGAGGATAGTAATTTCCTAAAGAAAGCCAATAAGACTTTGAGAAACAAAGCAAAAAGTTATTCCCTAGGTATTCCTTATGGAATGTCCGCTTTCGCTTTAGGCAAGACTATAGAAGTTTCCACAAAAGAAGCTAAAGTATTAATAGACGGGTACTTAAACGCATATCCTGAACTTAAAAAATGGATGGTAGAAAGTGAGGAGTTTGTAAAAAATAACGGGTATATTAAATGTCAATCCGGAAGAATAAGACATTTACCAAAAGTAAAAGAATATTACACAAAATTCAAAGATAAGCTACTTGATTATGATTTTAGAGAAAGCCTAAAAAGAGATTTCAGTGAAAAAGAAATTTTAGACATGTATAGAGATTATAAAAATGGATTAAATAATGCTAAGAACATCCAAATACAGTCTATGGCAGCTCATATAGTAAATAAATCCGCTCTATTAGTTAACAGAGAATTTATAAAACGCGGAATCAAAGGACTAGTCGTAGCTCAAATCCATGACCAGTTAATATTCAAGGTAGAAAATTCTAGGAAAGAGGAAGCATTAAGTATAGTTCAGGATATAATGGAAAACTCCACAAAATTGAGCATAGACTTAAAAGCTCCGCCGGAATTATCTAAAAATTGGCAAGAAGGACATTAATTAATAATTATGAACTAATTATTGTAGAACTTAGAACTTTTTATTTACTTTAACGTTTTATTAAAAACTAAAAGAATGAATTTACCACCAATGGAACCTGCAAAATTACAGATAACTCCGGAACAAATGGATTCTATCTGCTGTGACGCTTGCGGACATGAATATTTTAAGCAAGTTTTAATCCTTAAAAGGATTAGTAAGTTGTATACAGGGACTACAAAAGACAAAGTTGTCACTATGCCGGCTTTTGTATGCGACGCTTGCGGAGAGCCTATAGATATGGAAAAATTGTCATAAGTAAAAATAAATGGTTTTGGAAGATTTAAAATTAAAGTTGAACGAGGCTGTAGTTTTCGCTAATGAAGTAAAACAAAAACCTCACAGGCATGTTTCGTTCTCCCAGTTCTCTATGTACAGTCAATGTGCTAAAAAATGGTTTTTGAGCTATGCCTTAAAACTAGGAACGAGACCTCCTTCTATACACATGACTTTCGGTACAGCTTTTCATGAAGTACTGCAAGAGTATATAACTTTGTACCATGATAAAAGCAATAAAGAAAATGAAAAGGTTAATTTTGATATAGAGTTAATAAATAAAATAAAAGAGATATATAAGAGAGATTTTAATAATTATGGGAAACATTTTTCCACGAGTTCAGAATTATCTGAATTTTGCGAACAAGGTGTAAAAATCCTAAATCATATAAGAAGTAATTATAATTCATATTATGATAGACAAAATTGGACGCTCTTGGGCGTTGAGGTTCCTCTGATGGTAAAAATACTAAATTCAGAGGAGCCTCTCTATTTTATTCTTTTCATAGATTTATTATTCTATGATAAATCAAATAACACTCTGATAATAGATGATATAAAAACTTCAGGAAAAGGATGGAGTTCCTATTCCAAGAAAGATAAGATAAAAACTTCTCAGGTGTTACTATATAAGGCTTTTCTATCTAAAAGTCTAGGCCTAGATTATCAAAATATAGATACGAGATTTACTATAGTGAGAAGAATAACAGATGCTTATGAATTTCCTCTTAGCAGAGTACAATTATTTAAGCCTGCTCAATCAAAAAAATCTACTGATTTAGCTTTAGATAATTTTAAAAATTTCGTAAAAACGGTATTTGATAAAGAAGGTAATTACAGGAATGATATTGAATACCCAGCCGTCAAGGGAAATAATTGTTTTAATTGCAATTATTGTGAATTTAATGATAGACATGACATTTGCCCTGTAGAGAATAGATTATAAAATCATAAATTATATATC